GCTAGGCTGATCCTCAGTGTCATTTGCAGGGTCAGTATTAGCACCTAAATACTTGTGAATATAGATATCGACACCGCCCACGGTAAACATTTCAGAGGCTTGTCTGTCTATAAACTTGTAATCATTGCCCTTTTCGGGACGGTATAGCGATAGTCTTGGCATAGTCATATATTTATCGATAGCTAAATATAGTAGGAGAACTAAAAATGAACGATGTTGACCAACCGTCAAGCGAATTTGCTAATCCTACTGAAGAACGCAATAAAGTATTTGACTACGTAAAGACTATGCTAGCAGATGGCATGGTTGAAGTAGAGCTTGACCCTAAACACATGGAAATTGCGCTAGATCGTGCAATTAACCGTTATCGTCAGCGCAGTTCTAATGCAGTTGAAGAAAGCTACATTTTTTTAGAGTTAATCCAAGACGTTAACGAATACCGTTTACCTGATGAAGTTATTACAGTTCGTCAAGTATTCCGTAGAGCTATTGGCTCTAGAACAGGCATAGGTGCTGGTGGCACTCTGTTTGAACCGTTTAACTTAGCTTACACAAATACCTACTTAATGTCCGGTAGCATGATGGGTGGTTTAGCAACATACGATTTCTTTGCTGGCTATCAGAAATTAGTAGGACGCATGTTTGGATCATACATTGAATATGTATGGAAACCGACAACACACATTTTAACTATCCTGCAACGTCCGTTTGCTCAGGGCGAACAATTACTAGTTCGCACTTATAACTTCCGCCCTGACTGGGTGTTATTGCAAGACATTTACGCAAAACAATGGTTGCGTGATTATACATTAGCAACTTGTAAACTGATGCTAGGTGAAGCACGTAGCAAGTTTTCAAGCATTGCTGGCCCAACACAAGCAATCCAACTTAATGGACAAGCCTTGTTACAAGCAGGTAAAGAAGAAATTACAAACTTAGACAAAGAAGTTGAAAACCAAATTCCAGGCGGCTTTGGTTATACATTTGTAATTGGCTAAGAAATTCTTGACCTTGTAATAAATCTGTTATATATTAGAGCTAATATTAGGAGGCTCTATGATTATAGGTGTATGCGGTTTTATTGGTTCTGGCAAGGATACTATTGCCGATTATCTAGTTAATTTTCACGGCTTCCGACGAGAATCGTTTGCAAACTCGTTAAAAGACGCAGTAGCGCATGTGTTTAGTTGGGACCGAACTATGCTAGAAGGGCGCACAAAACAAGCCCGCGAATGGCGAGAACAAGTAGATCCGTGGTGGGCAGAACGCTTAGGAATGCCAAATCTTACACCTCGTTGGGTATTACAATATTGGGGTACAGAAGTTTGTAGAAAATCATTTCATGATGATATTTGGATTGCTAGCTTAGAGAACAAACTTAGAAACTCTAAAGATAACGTAGTAATTTCAGATTGCCGCTTTCCTAATGAAATAAAATCAATTCATGACGCCGGCGGAATTGTAATCCGTGTAAAACGCGGTGACGAACCTGAATGGTATAATGCCGCAGTAAGTATGAACAAAGGCCCTAACGGTAATACTACATGGGCACTAAGCAAACATAAAATCGAACAACTAGGAATTCACGCCAGCGAAACTGCATGGGTTGGAACAAAGTTTGATGCTGTACTAGAAAACGATACTAGTATCGATGACTTGTTTGCTAAGGTTAAAGATCTGGTACAAGATCCCCTTGACGCCATCGAATCCCCTCTTTATGTAGGACTCGCTGACAATTTGCACACACGCATTTAAGGTTAGCAGGGCGACAGTTGTTTAAGTCGCCATCTACGTGAAATACATTAAACACATCAGAGTGTGGACTTTTAAATCCACACTTATCACATACATTCTTTATTCTATAACCTGAATGATACCATCGAGGTACTAAACTACCCTTAAGGCATAATTCACATTTTCGTCTATAGTAAGTACGACCGTTCTTGTGATAATTCACTGCACAAGGTCGTAAACCGCAGGTACATAAAGGTCTCATACAAATATTTAAGCCTTTTTCGTCCCTTTTTCAACGCATATAACCAGCCCAAAAACGTAATTTGCCATAAATACATTAAGAACATGTATATCACGGAGATTACGATATGGCTCAATTAAGTTCACCAGGTGTAAGTGTAACCGCAGTAGATGAGAGTTTTTATACTCCAGCTGCCCCAGGTACCGTACCCCTAATCGTCGTTGCTTCACAAGCAAACAAACAGAATTCAGCAGGAACTGGAATTGCTCCAGGAACATTAGAAGCAAACGCAGGAACTGTTTACCTATTAACAAGCCAAATGGATTTAGGCAACACTTTTGGTGTTCCTTACTTTCAAACTGATGCAGAAAACAATCCAGTTAACGCAGGCGAAATTAATGAATATGGATTACAAGCTGCCTATAGCTTTTTAGGTGTAAGTAACCAAGCATACGTTGTACGTGCTGATTTAGATTTAGCACAATTAAAAGGTACTGCAACAATTCCAGCAGGTGCTCCTGTAGATGGAACATACTGGTTAGATACTGCAACAACAAGCTGGGGTGTATTTGAATGGAACGCAAGCGTTGCTACAGCAACAAATGGTCAATCATTTGTTAATCAAGCACCGCTAGTTATTACAAATACTGCTCAAGTAACCGCAGACGGAGATAGCCCGGGCGCAGGTTATAAGCCAATTCCAAGTATTGGTTCAGTAGGACAATACGCTATTGTTGCAACAACTACATTAATTAAACTTTGGTACAAAGCAGGAAGCACAGTAAGTGACGGAACAGCTGGTTCAACTGCTGGCGTTAATAACACAGCATGGGTTGAAGTTGGTTCAACAGCATGGGCGGCAAGTCGTCCGACAGTAGTTGGTAACGTTGCTGGTTCAGCAATTAGCGCAGGTGACACTTTAATCGTTAACGGTTATACTGCAACTGGCCAAACAACTTACGGTGGTATTGCTGCCGCACTTACAACTAACCTTTCATCAAGCGGTATTACAGCTAGTGTACAAAATGGTTACTTAAACATTTATTCAACAGGTGTAGCTGTACAAGTTTCAGGAACAGCATTTGCTAAGTTCTTCAACTATTCAAGTCCGGCAAATACATCAGGTGTAGTAACAGCGTTAACTGCTGGTGCGTTCTATGCGCCTTCATTAACAATTAGCCCGCACTACACCGTTCCACAATACGGTGCTTATTCAAATTATTCAACTGTTTTAAGTGGAAACCATGTTGCAAACGGTTATCCAACCGGAAGTATTTGGATTAAAACAACGCCAGTTAACCAAGGCGCAAACTGGGATATTGAAAAATACAGCTCAACATCAGAACAATGGATTCGTCAAAGCGTAACAGCATTGTATCCAAATGCTCGTTCTGCAATGGCCGCACTTGATCCAGTCGGCGGCGGCATTAACATTCCAGTTGGAACAGTTTATGTAAAATATAACGATGATGAAGCAAGCCCTGCATACGCAAACTTTAAAATGTATCAACGTATGTCAACAGGTGCAACATTTGCAACATCAAACCCTATTACAAATACGTCATGGGGCTCAGCAACATCTACATTTACAATTACGTCATCACAGCCCGGAAGCACAACTCTTCCATCGGCAATTACAATTAGTTTCACAACAACTGGTTCAGCATTATCAGACGCACAAGCATTTGTTACAGCAATTAACTCAGGTGCCGCAAGTTTAGGTAACGTTGCCGCAACTGTTACAGGAACAACAAGTGCTCCAACAGTTACAATTAGTCATACACAAGGCGGTGATATTGCATTAAACGAAGGAAGCAACGCACCAATTGGTAAAGTTTTCTCTGTAGCTGATACAAATTTCCAAGCAAGTGTAGATGGTATAAGCGGTCACTGGAAAATTACAGCATGGTATTCTGTAAATCCATTAACTAGTTCAGCAGTAGTTACACCTAGTGCAACTGCTCCAACTACAACTCCGACAAACGGAACATTATGGTACAACAGTTCAATTAGTGACTGGGATATCTTAATTAATGACGGAACAAATTGGAGAGGTTACTTAACATCACAAGGTGTTGCAATTAACCAAGCATTTGGTGGTACAACAACTGATCCTAACGGACCGATTGTTAGTGCTACACAGCCTACAGTACAAAGCGATGGAACCCCATTAGCAAACGGTGACTTGTGGATTGATACAGCAAACTTAGAAAACTTCCCAACAATTTACAAGTATAACTACTTGACAAAAACTTGGGTATTGCTCGACAATACTGACCACACAACACAAAACGGTGTATTATTTGCAGATGCACGTTGGAGTGATCAAGCAGGACTAACTGGAACACAATCTGGATTAGGGGCACCTGATTCAATCGTTTCATTATTATCGAGTTCATTTGTAGACTTTGACGCACCTAGCGCACAGTTATATCCAAAAGGAATGATCCTAGTTAACTTACGCCGTACAAGTTTCAACGTAAAACGTTATGTAACAGGATACGTAAACACATTGAACGGTTATAATACTAACATGTCTGGTAGCCCGATTATGACATCTTATTATCCAGATCGTTGGGTAAGCGATGCGGCAAATGATTATCAAGGTGTTGGCCAGTTTGGTCGTAAGGCTCAACGTGCTGTAGTTGTACAAGCACTTAACGCTTTAATTGAAAGTAATCAAAACATTCGTAACGAAGATAGCTTAATTTTTGATTTATTAAGTTGCCCAGGTTACTTAGAAACAACTCCAGCATTAGTTAGTTTAAATAATGACCGCGGTTTGTTATCGTTTATTGTAGCTGATGCTCCAGCACGTTTAACACCAGATGCAACTTCATTAAGCAACTGGGGTAATAACACAGCAAACGCAACAAGCGACGGTGAAGCAGGTTTAATTACAACTGATGCAAATACAGCAGTTTATTATCCATGGGCTGAAACTACAGACTTAAACGGTAACAATATTGTTGTTCCCCCAAGTCATGTAATGTTACGCACAATCGCATTGAGCGATAATGTTTCTTATCCATGGTTTGCACCAGCTGGTGTACGTCGTGGTGGTGTAACAAATGCTAGCTCAGTTGGATATGTTGACGGACAAACAGGTGAATATGTTCCAACAGCATTAAACACTGGACAACGTGATACATTAGCATCGATCCAAGTTAACCCAATCACATACATTGGTGGAGTTGGATTAGTAACATACGGTCAATACACACGTCAATTAGTTGCTAGTGCATTGAATCGTGTCAACGTTGCACGTTTAGTAATTTACTTACGCTACCAACTAAATGCTATTTCGAAACCATATGTGTTTGAACCTAATGACACAATTACACGTAACGAAATTAAGAACCAAATTAATGCAATGTTGCTCAACTTAACAGGTCAACGTGCGCTATATGATTATATTGTTGTGTGCGATACAAGCAATAACACACCAAGCAGAATCGATGCAAACGAACTATATGTTGACATTGCAATTGAACCAGTTAAATCAGTGGAATTTATTTACATTCCATTACGTTTAGAGAACACTGGGGCAATCAAAGGCTTGGGCAAATAATAGGAGATAACACAAATGGCAATTTCAGCATTATCAAATTTTACAGTACCATTAGCTAGTGACCAAAGCGCCGCTAGCCAAGGTATGCTAATGCCTAAGCTAAAGTATCGCTTTAGATTGAGCTTTGAAAACTTTGGAGTAAGCACACCAACAACTGAGTTAACAAAACAAGTTGCTGATGCGGCCCGTCCAAACTTAGAATTTGAAAACCAAACAATCGACATCTACAACAGCAAAATTTACTATGCTGGTAAACCAAAATGGTCTGCTATCACTGTTAAATTGCGTGATGACGTTACTGGTTCAGTTTCTAAACTAGTCGGCGAACAAAATCAGAAACAATTTGACTTTTTTGAACAAAGTTCAGCCGCAAGTGCAGGTGATTACAAGTTTACACTACGTATTGAAATCCTTGACGGTGGTAACGGTTCTATGGCTCCTAATGTTTTAGAAACATGGGAATTATATGGTTGCTACTTACAGAAAACAAACTGGCAAGAACTTTCATACAAGAACCAAGAGCCTGTTATGATTGACTTAACAATTCAATACGACAATGCTGTACAAACTAGTCCAGTACCTGCAATTGGTGCATCGACACCAGTTATGAAGTCTGGAGCAACTAGCAGTCAGAACGCTTTAGGTAGTTAATAAGAAAAGGCCTACTTCGGTAGGCTTTTTTGTAACTATTCATTAACTGCGTAGTTAATTAAGTTGAATAAATATTAGTATGGGATTCACATCTAATCAAAACTTAACTTCTGATCCAGTCGTACATTTAAAAGACTGGCGCCATGCTTCTGACCTGTTTACCGCAGACCAGTTTAGGCTTGCTCCAAAGCAGAAATTTTTATTTCACGTTGCATTTGGAATTAATCAATCGGCATTAATTGACCCTACACTAACACAACGATTTGGTACTGAAATTAACATGCTTGTTAAGTCCGCTGACCTTCCAGCATATCAAGTAAAGACTGAAGTGTTAAACCAGTACAATAGAAAGAAAGTAGTACAGTATCAACAAGAACCACAAGAAATTTCAATCAAATTCCACGATGACAATATGGGATTGATCAACCAATTGTGGCAAAACTATTACGGGTATTACTATGCAGATTCAATAAGTGCGTTTGTTAATGGCGCATACAATAGAACTGCGATGCAGAATTCTAATTTTATTCCTACCACTTACGGTCTTGATAATGGAAGCACAGCACCGTTCTTTTCATACATTAAAATTTATCAAATGGCTCGCCACGAATATGTAATGTATCAATTATGGAATCCGTTAATTACGCACTGGAATCATAACAGAGTTGATTATAGTCAAGGAAATCAAACACATGATTTCGACATGAAATTAAAATACGAAGCAGTAAGTTATAATGTCGGGCGTGTTGAAGCAGGAGATCCAGAAGTGTTTGGTCTCGAACATTACGACAATACTCTTAGCCCAATACAAGGTGTTAATCCAGACCCGACAGTATTTGATCCAAGTTTTACACAGTCATTAGATATTGAATCAACTGCTCCTTCTATACTTAATGCAGTAATTACACAAATCAATACAGCGCAAAATACACAACAACCAATAACAAATTCAGGAACACCTGGATTACTTACAACAAGTGGCCCACAGACTGCAAGTAGCGTTCCAGGAATTTCTTTCCCACAAGCAAATACAAATACAACTACAACAGCAACACAGGTAAACATATGATAGGAAACTTGCCAAACATTTCAACTTCAAACGCTGTTAAAGAATTCTTTGACAAGCAGTTTACAAATCCAGTTAGTTTTCCTGCCGCAGAAATTGATGCAACTGTAGCATTTTTTGTTAAGAGGGGATTTGATACTACAAGTGCAAATTCAACAGCAATTATTTTATTAAATCAAGCTCGTGTTGAGAATGTAAGTGTATTCTCTTTACTTGATAAATTAAAAGGTTTAACAGACGTTCAACTAAGTCAAGTAGTTGCACAAGTTCTAAATGCATATAGAGAACAAACAAGTTTGTTAGGTTACAGAACTGCGGTGCAGACTGATACGTTTGAAAGCCGCAATATATTAGTATAACATGGCAAAATTTGCACGTGGTAAATTTAGTCCCAAACACCCAGAAAAATATGTAGGTACTAAACTGCCTACATATCGTTCTAGCTGGGAGTGGACATTTATGAATTTCTGCGATACAAACCCTAGCATTCTAAAGTGGGCAAGTACAGAGATCCATTAACAGGTCGTCAGACAGTTTACGTTCCAGATTTCTTTATTCAATATGTAAACAAGAATGGACAGATGCTAACGGAGTTAATTGAAATAAAACCATCTAGTCAACAAATATTAGAACGTGTAGGTAAGAACAAATATAATCAAGCACAATTTGTTAAGAATCAAGCAAAATGGCGTGTAGCAGAAGCATGGTGTAAACAGCAAGGTATTAAGTTTAGAATACTAAATGAAAATGATATCTTTGCAAGAGTATAAGGCATAAGTAAAGTATGACTAAAAAACTTGAAGAATTACTCCAATTACCAGAAAGCCAAAAGATCATCAAAGCAGATGAGAAGGCCGCCAAAAAGCAAGAAGTTGCTCAACCGTTCTTGCGCGATATGTCCGAATTTGACAAAATTGCTTCAGCACTTCCGCAAGTCAAGGGACTAGGCGATGCAGGCGATAATGAATTAGACGAGCTTGCTAAAAAAGCTACAGATGCTTATGACGACATTATGGATTTAGGGATGAACGTTGAAGCACGGTATTCAGCACGTTTATTTGAAGTTGCTGGTAGTATGCTTAAGAATGCAATTGATGCTAAAGCCGCTAAATTAGATAAAAAGCTAAAAATGGTAGAATTGCAACTTAAGAAGCAAAAACTTGATCAAGATGCAGCCGGATCGGATGAAGGAATTACACTACAGGGTGAGGGTGTTATAGTAGCAGATCGTAACAGCCTTATTGAAAAATTAAAGAATATGAAATAAATATAGTATCAGGACTCTACTATGAAATCATTTAAAGAATACTTAACAGAAAGCAAGAAAGTTTATGAATTTAAGCTAATTATGTGCGGAGAACTTCCAAGCAACGCACAAGCCGCTATTAAAACAGATCTTGCACAATATGATG